ATCAATTAATGCTGCTGGTGGGAGGATTAACGTTGAAAACTTTAAAAATTTAAAGAATTCAATGAGTGAACTTCAACAGGCTTTTTTAGGTGAAGACGGTAAAGCAGATGGCATCAAAGAGTTCTTTACAGGTAGAGATGACTTTAAAATACCTATTAGTGATAAGGATATTGATAAGCTACAGGGATTAACCGGATTTATTGGTGAGTTATCAATGGCCAACTTTAAAGGAATGGAAGGTGACATTTATAAAATTGTTAAGGCTATTTCTGACATGAACCTAGTAGATGGTGATTTTAATGGATTTGAAGTCTTAGGTGATCAGATGAAAAAATTTATTGACAAGGTAAACGTACAAGATTTTACAGAGTTGGCTAAAGCTTTACCAGTCATAGCATCTACCAGCGAGAGAATTGGCGGGCTGAATTTAAATACTGTAGGTCTTAAGCAACAAGCCATTGAATCCGAATCTGGATCAACAAATGTTATTCATAGCTCAAACGATGATAAGAGTACCACTATACAAACCTTTAATTCTACTACCCCTGTAATAAAAAATGCATCATACTATGCACCTACAAGCCCGGCAGGTAACGGGTTACGTTTAATCACCGCGTAGACAAAAAAAATGAGGGGCTAACCATGGCCCCTCGCGAGTCTATTTTTGGCGACTAACCCATCACTCTAATACTACTGAGCTAGCTTCTGAAAGAAAGCCATTGCATCATCATCTTCTGAATCAGCAGTTGCCATAGCAGGTTCACTAACAGCAGCTTGAGTAGGAATAGATACAGCAGGTGCCTCTTGAGCAACTGGCGCACTAGCTACTTGATCAGTAGTATTCGTTTCACCCAAAGCAAGTACTCGATAAAGCTTAGTCTTAAGCTCATCATATGTCTTGAATTGATCCGGAGCAATAAACTCCTGTAAAGAATATTCTGAATTCCAAACTGACTCTAGTTTAGCATCATCATCATAAAGCGGTGCTGCATTATCGAAATCAGACTTATCATAATTACGATAACCTTCAACTTGTCTAATTTTCAACTTGAAGTTAGCTCCTGTCCAAAGGTCAAAAGGATTAACAGGCGTTTCATCTTGGAACTGAGGGTTCATAAGATCGTTCAACTTATCAAAGATCTTCTTACCATACTTGTACAAGAATACTTTACCTTCATTCTCTGGATTAGATGAGTCTTTAACGACTAAAATATTAGAGTAGAAGGAAAGGCGACGCTTATACTTACGAACTAAATCTTTATTAGATTCAATACCTGAATTCCAGAGCATAGTATTATACTCAGATACAGGATCTTTCTGTCCGATAGTAGTTAACGATTTCTCAATAAACCATTGACCTGTAGGTCCTTGAAAACCATGATCCCAGACGCGAACGAAAGGTACATCTTCGTTTGCAGGGGATGGCAAAAAGCGAATAACAGCATAACCGTTACCGGCTTTATCTACTGTAGGTTTCCAGATACGTTCATCTGGTCCATTATTATTCTGGAATTGAGGTTTACTTACCTTGTTTAGTTCCTCGGTAAGCTTTGTTAGTGACTCATTGGATGAGCTTTTCATTGCTGCAAAGTTTGACATTTTATTCTCCTATATATGCGGTATATTTGCGGTTTATTCACGTATAACATTATGTAAACATATTAATGGTAATCGACTTAAACTTATCTAATTTAATAGAAAGGAAAGGCCGATACTTTAACATTATATGATATATCTCCCCCCAGATCAAGTCTTCATTTAACTTTTTATTCCACACATCAGTATAGTTAATAAGCATATCAAGAATGATCATGGTTTCAATACAGACCTCATCACGAAGGTAGAGGCGAAGCAGGTAGGGATGACCATACTTCTCAACTTTAAAGTTGCTGTCGAAATCTTCGTCTAACTTACCTAGATCTTCTCTAAAGGTATAAGTTAGAGCTTCGTTGCGGCGACGCCAGTTAGTATAGATTGAATCTGGAATATGCTCTCGCATCTCACCAATCCAAAAATTCTTACCGCCATCAACCATATTGGCTAGTAAATAGTTCTCTACATCTTTTCGTTTAGATAGTTTGTAGAAAAAGTATTTATCTCTTCTAGTCTCAAATGAATCTCTTTTAGCAGATACTTTACCATTATACTTAAAGTAGTCATAGTTCTTCTGCTGAAAGTGATTCTTAAGAGCCAGGTATTTACAGTATACTTCAAAGGGGTCCATTACTCCCTCTCTGTATCGATGTCGCAGAGCTGCTTCCATTGTATATATTCCTCATAACTAATAAGCCAAATAATAATGGCATTACGATCACCTTTAGTGACTGGTTCAACACCATGGTATGTTTCAGATGTAAACATAACCATATCACCTTTATTTAAATTAACCGAGCTCTTTTCACCATCACCTTTATCTAGTATAAACTGGCCACCTTCATAGTCATTGTAATCTTCTAATGCAATAGAAGCCGATACCATTCTTGGTGGTCTAGCATTTTTAATAAAGATCTCATCCGGTGTTTTTAAGAGGTCATCTTTAGTATAATTAAAAAACTTAAGTACATCCTGATGCCAATCAAACTTACCGTTCTTAGAACCTAGATACTTTTGTATACTTATAGCTTCGTTTAGCATGGCTTTACGTCCGGCTAACTTAGTAGCACTATCACATAACCTATCTCTAAACCACTTTGGCAATCTATCATATGTTACTAGAAGGCTTTCAGCTATTCTGGATGTTGTAGTTGATTCAGAATTATATTCGCTTGATACTGATATGCTAGATTGCCATCCAGCGTTCTTATTACAGTCATGAAATATATCTAATAGTTCAGATATCTCTTCTTCACTTATATACTTCTCTTTGACGATATAGGACATTATACTGGTAGTTTAGATCCTGTGGATTCAATAAGATTCATTTCTTCTGACTCGGCTGCTAGCTTAGCTTTTAAAACATGGGATGATTTAACTAATGCTCCAACCGTCTCTATTTCGATACCGTTACTCTCACTATACCAAGTAAGGGCATCCAGGTATGAGCATTTCATATCTAACACCATACCTTCAATTATAACGGTGAATTCCTTCACACTCATAATCTTATCATTAATATCTTTCAATTCTTTCATAGTCTTCCTCATCTCACAGATTAATTATAACGGCTTTCGAAGTCAAAGTCAACTAAAAAAACACTGGAACGTGATATTCATTTGCAAAGTCAATTGCATCACCAAAATTATTTACCATAGGTTTGCCTCTAACGTTTAGAGACGTATTAAGTAGCACTGGACAGCCAGTCTGCTCATACCATTTTTTGAGAATAAGTCCCATGATAGTACCATCCTCATTTGCATTAATAGTCTGCACTCTACTAGAATTATCAGCATGAATAATAGCAGGCAACTCTTCACCTCTCTTACACTGATAAGTAAACTGCATATAAGGAGACTTCTTATCCATATGAAAGTATTGCTCTCTAAACTCTTCTAGGATGACTGGAGCAAAGGGTCTAAATAATTGCCTTCTTTTAATCTTATTAACTCTATCTTTAGCACCTGGGCCTCTAGGATCTGCTAATAGAGACCTGTTACCGAGAGCCCTAGGACCCCATTCAGCTCTACCATATGCTACGCCTGCAATGCCATGTACCAATAACTCATTAACCACCTTGTCCGCAAGGGTCTCCCTGTCTGACCCACGTTCTATATTGTAACCTAAGTATGGAGTATTAAATCTTACCTTACCTCCATATGATAAGCAAGCAGCCCCTAGAGCACCACCAGCATCACCTGGGTTAGGCATAATCCATAGTTTATTATTACATAACTTCTGTAACTCAGAATTAGCTACACAGTTTAAAGCAACCCCTCCGCCGTACACAAAATGCTTTGAATAGTTAGAGGCGATATCGAATAGTTCTTTTAACTCTTTCATTAAAACTATTTGAGCATTATGGGCTATATCTTCATAGGTATAATTAATCAGAAAGCTTTTATGTATATCATGTACACCTTTATGCAGGTTAGATCCTCGCTCGTCAGAGACAGGATTGAGAGGATCCATACAATACATCAAACCTGAAAGGTATTTAATAAGAGCGTTATTTTTTCTGCCGTAGGCTGCCATACCCATAAAGATATACTCTTCATCGAGCGGTCTTAAACCAACATACTTAGTTAAAGCGGTATACCATAATCCAATACTAGATGGATACTGCTTTGAATATTTCTTCCTGTATACAGCTTTACCTTCTTCATTGTAGCTACACTTCCATACAGTTGTAGTATCCCATTCACCAATACTATCAACAACAATTGCGGCTGCTTCATTATAAGGTGAGGTTTGAAATGTAGCTGCTGCATGGGATAAATGATGAGGGTAACATACGTCCGGTTTCCAGGCCATCTTGCGTTTGCTTAAAGACGTTTTAACTTGACCGGCATAGAACTGTCTAGTTCTTTTTAGCAAAGGCTTCTCATAGAAAGCTTTTCTACCAATGTCAAAGTTGTCTTCAATATACTTCTTAAGAGAACCATCAATATGCTTATCATGCTTTTTACCAGAGAATCTCTCTGCATGAGACGCAAACAATATATTACCGTTCTCATCGACTACAGCAGCTGCTGCATCATGGAACCCTTCACTCCAACCTAAGTGTATCAAAATAATCCCCTTGTCTTACAAATGCCATCCAAATACGCTGCGAAGTGTTCATGTGCAAACTCGTCTGGATGCCCTAGCGGCATTCTACCAGTTCTAAATACACCCCGTAAGTCATCATCATTATTATCTGTAAATTCATTAAACGAGAGAGTCCAAAAATCATCTACGTTAAGATCACCCATACCAAATCTTGAATTAGTATTTAACTGCTTAAACAGAGTCTCAATCTCTTTCTTAACTGGATGAGATCTCTTTGTAGCTACTTCAACTAGCCTTTTATATTCTTTCCAGCAATTTTCATGAAACCATCCCTGGAGTAATTCAATATCTAACTCTTCACATATCCACTGCAGTTGAATCATATGGTTAAGAGTATTAAGTAAGCAAGTCTCTCTATTAGTAATAAGAGCATAATAATACTCCCAGTACTTTTTATTCTTCGTAATATGTTTTTCACCGTCATCTAATCTCGAAGGTGATACTTGTAGCCAGTCTTCTTTCTTTAAATCGTATACTTCAACCCTCTCAAAGGCTGACCACATTACAATACAATGCTTAACTTTATTCCATCTAAGATAGTCTATTGTATCTCTAAATATTTTACTATTAGAAGAACCAGGCCTAGCAATATTAACTACTTCCTTATTTCTCCTTTGACCGAAATGAGTACTCCAACGATCACGTTCTGGATTCTCTAATTCATCGCCGTAAGTATAACTGCACCCATTAACCAATAACATTATCTATAAACCCATACAAAACATCTGACATTCTTTCGTGTGATTCTTCTCCAGGATGTCCACCAGACCACTTCCCGTAATCCAACTTCTCTTCTTGAATAAGTCCATCGAAGCTCTGATCTATATAATAGCTGTTTTCTACTACATAGTCAAGCTTATTTTTTACACTCTCAATATAAGGACCTACTGCCGCATCGTATTCTACTACTTCTTTATATTTGTTTATAAAGTTATCTTTATAGTGTAAGTTGATAAGTGGTATACTATAAGCATCACATAATGCAGTTACAGCTTGCATATTAGATAAGGTATTCAAAATACCCCTCTCTGTAGAATGTATATAAGTGTAATACATCTCAAATGCAGTCTTATGAGGTCGTGATTTAATTCTTCCTATAGATTGTGGATTAATCTGGGCCATATCAAGCCAATCATATTCACTCTCTTGTGGTCTAAAGATCTCAGTACGAGGAGGATCTGACCACATACATATAGCCACATCAGGGGATGAATTTGTAATATGTTCAATAGTTGTTCGCTGAATTCTCATATTACAAGAACCAGGAGCAGATATATTTATGACATCTGTTTCAAGTCTTTCAGCTAGTAGATTACTATACCGTTTAGATAGCATCTCATCACTACCATGATCTCTTGATAATCCAATACCGTATGTAAAGCTACAACCATTAACTAAAATATAATCACTCTTCATAAATAAACGGATCGTCCTTCTTAAGTTTTCGCATTGTTAACCATATAGTAATACGTGTTTTAATTTTGTAGTACAGTTTAAACATTATGAATCTCCTAAAATTCTATAGTATGAATCGCCGAACACTTTAACAAAAGATGTCTTCTCTATATCATCAGGATGACATGGTCTTAGATCATTAGGGTCTGTAGTAAAGTCTGGAGATTGAAATGCTATACTAAAGCGGCCGAAGCCTCTGTGAACTTTAGTTGGTGCAATACCGCAATGATTAACATTAACGGGAAATGCTACTATGCGTCCAGGTTTAGGATTAACTGCTGCAATAACGTTTTCATTATCGTCAGCAAAAGCTGTATGCCCTCCCCAGTTAAGGTCCCAGTTCACGTTTGGATATACCATATAGGTCATTCCTTTAGGATTGTTTCCGTCAGGATGGAACATAGGTGAGTCACCAAACTTAAAGTTGTTAATAAATGCTCGATGAAATAAAGGCATACTTACACCCTCACCAATAAGACGGCGTCTCATAATAACTTGACAATCGTCAATAATCTTATGAAGTCCTACCCATTGATCCCACTTAAGAGATCTTCCTAAGGTAGCTGACGCTGCTCCATATTCTTGCTTATCAAAACCAAGACCCCAATGAGTGTAAGCACCGAACCATTCATCCATCTTATGTATCTCATTATCTTGAAATACACCATCATAGACAGTAACAGGACCGGTTTGCCAACTAGTAATCATCTTCTATTTATACCCCATAAAAAGTGCCGGCGAAAACGCCGACACTAGTCTTAAGTAAAGGCTGATTAAACAGCCTCGGCGTACTCGATAGCTGTCTCAAGAGCCTTAAGTTTAAGATTCTTTGACTGGCCATACCATGCTGATTGCAAACGAGCATCTGCATCGCGACCACGCTCATGATCAGTGAAGTAAGTTACTGCATTAAATGCACTCCACCAAGAACCAGATGCATACTGCGCACCAGGTTGAGTATCCACAAGCTCTAGAATTCGTTGAGCAGGTTTAGAGACAGTATCTCCTTCTGCTTTCGAATAGCTTGGGAATAAACTAGTTAGGTATTCGCTGAAAGTTTTATCATTGAATTGTTTAGATCCAAGAAACTCAGCCATCTCTTTATACTGTTGCAGTTTAAAGGATGCAACCCCTAGCATGTCTTTAACAGCATCAGCATCAAATGCTTTCTTATGGTTAAGCTTAACCGCATTTTGAGACTTCTGCTGCAATGATAAGGTCAGAGTATTATTACACACTACTCGGATAGGAGTAAAGCGTACATCAACAGATTGACCAAAGCGATGAGGGTTAGTAAAGAGGAGATAAGATTCAACTTCATCATTACCAAAAACTTTAAATGACTCTTTTACTTTAGCAAGTCCCCATACAATCTGACCACCTTTAAGCGATCCAGCTGTATGCATTTCCATGTCACCAGACATAACAAAGTCATTAAAGAACCCAAACGCTTCTTCGTTCTGAACTGGATTCCAATCCTTACCTACGATATCAAGAACCTTGTTATCAGAAGAGCGCACTAAAGCTTTCTTATCGGGGATCGAATGACCGCCGGAAGTGATAATTGATTCCTTACCAACAGTCCAGTTTAAGCCTGCTTTACTTAGCATTTGATCTGGAGATAGATCAGCTGGAACTTTAACGCCTAGACCATGCCATGGAGTATCTCCTGCATATGCCATTTGCGCTTTACCTTCTACAATTTCTAATTCATGACTCATAATATATAACCTCTATCAACATTTAATTTATATGCGGGACTTTTCATTCCCGCTTGAGAGTTCGGACCCTAACCCCAGATACTTTCGTAGGCATTACCTGGTCGCCTTATTTTATTATTATAGTGACTCTACTGTTTTAAGGCAACTATATTCCGAAGAAAGTTCTAACATCTTTCCAGGTACCTGATA